AGGCCCGTCGCGTATCACTTCTTTGACTACCACCCAGGCGACTATCAGTTCTCATACGCGCAGAAAGCTGCCAAACGTCGCATCAGGATCCCCGCTGATGACGTCCTTCACCTGTATCTGATCGAGCGGCCAGGGCAGACACGTGGCATCAGTGCATTTGCATCAGCGATCATGCGCCTGCGCAATCTGAGCGGGTACGAGGAAGCTGAAATTGTTGCAGCGCGTGCAAGCTCGTCGATGATGGCGTTTGTCAAGACCCCTGATCAGGAGCTTTTTGAGGATGGCACGTTTGACCAAGACTCAGTGCTCGACTTCTCACCCGGAAGCATTAGGCGTCTGGCCCCAGGAGAAGAAATGCAATTCTTTACGCCCAATCGGCCGGATGATGCGTTTACTCCTTTTGTGCAGCAAATGCTGCGAGCTGTCGCTGCTGGGGTTGGTTGTAGTTACACGCAAGTCTCAAGCGATTTCTCTCAGAGCAACTACAGCTCTTCACGTCTGGAACTGCTCGAAACAAGAACTCATTACAAAACGCTTCAGCAGTACGTGATCGAATCACTGTGCGAAGAGGTGTACGAGCGTTGGCTTGAGATGGCCGTCATGGCTGGCGTTCTGGATCTGCCTAACTACGACAGCAATCCTGATCGCTACGAAGAAGCCAAGTGGATCGCCCCTGCTGCACAGTTTGTTGACCCACAGAAAGAAGCCGCTGCGTACAAGGATCTGATTCGCAGTGGTGTCATGACGCTGTCACAAGTGATCGCGCTGCATGGCGGTGACTTCGAAGATCAGATGCGTCAACGGCAGCATGAACTGGCAGTCGCTGATGAGCTTGGCATTGTGCTCGACACTGATCCCTCGCAAGTTTCAAACAACGGCGTTTCGCAGCCTGTTCCTGTTGCCCCAACCGAACATCCGGTAGAACATGAGGAAGAACCTGAACTTGAGGACATTGACTGATGGCCAAGGTTGGTGACAAGACGATTGACCTGATGCCAACTGAAGGCATGAAGGCCGAAGCGCGTCGTTATCGCGCATGGAAGAAAGAAGGACGCCCCGGTGGCACAGATGATGCTGCAACACGCGCAGGGCAGATCCTGTCAGGTGATGAGCTAAGCCCTGACACTGTCATCACGATGTCGGCTTGGTTTGCGCGGCATGAAGTTGACAAGCAAGGCAAAGGGTTCCGCCCTGATAGCGGTGACTATCCCTCACCGGGTCGCGTAGCATGGGCGGCATGGGGTGGCGATTCAGGGCAAACCTGGAGCAACATGAAATCCAAAGCCATCAAAAAAGCAAAGGAGCGTGCCATGGAACCGATCGTTGACGGTCGTCCTTATCCAAATGAGCATGCTGCTCGCCTGAAAGATCCTGATCAATACGACCGCATTCGCCGTGTCAATGATGAATTTGGCGCTGGCATCGACGCGATCTACGGCATCAAGGATGAAACTGCTGAACTGCAGGCAATTCGTTTTGACGCTGATCGTTTCACACCCGCTGAAGCCCGTGAATGGTTGAGCGATCACGATTACAGCCCAATGGAGTTCGAGGAAGCCACTGGTGAACGCAGTCAGAAACGCGCTGCTCCCGATGCGGTTAAAGTTGGCGATTTCGTGGAATGGGATTCAAGTGGTGGCACCGCACGCGGCAAGGTGGAGCATGTAATGCGTGAAGGTGTACTTGGTGTTCCAGATTCTTCGTTTAGTATTAATGCATCTGAAGAAGATCCCGCTGCATTAATTCGCGTGTACCGCAAAAATGACGACGGTGACTACAAAGAGACCGAAACATTGGTCGGTCACAAGTTCTCTGAGCTGCGCAAAATTTCTGCACTGCGTTTCTTTGAAGGCGAAACACTGAAGCGTTCACTTGCAACTGAATTCCGCGCTGAAGGTGAAGAGCGCACGCTTGAGTTCCCCTTTGCCAGTGAGGCTCCTGTCGAGCGTTACTACGGCATGGAAGTGCTGTCGATGGATGACAAGTCGATGGATCTTCGCCGCTTGAACGATGGCGCACCGCTGTTGTATCAGCATGATCCCGACAAGATCGTTGGCGTTGTACAGAAGGCGTACATCAAAAACAAACGTGCTTATGCACGAGTGAAGATCGCCAACAACGAGCTTGGCCGTGAAATGCAAGATCTGATCAAGGACGGAATTATCCGTAACGTCAGCTTCGGTTACAAGATCAATTCCATGGAAACCGATGAGTCCACTTCCCCAGTGACTTATCGGGCAACCAGCTATGAGCCATTTGAGATTAGTCTGGTTACCGTGCCTGCTGACAACTCAGTGGGCATAGGACGCGCTTTCTCCCATAATGAGAGCGTCGAAACGGCCTCAGCCGTTAAACAAACTACAAACGGAGTTACAACCGTGGATCAACCCCTCAATCTTGAGGCTATCCGCGCTGAGGCCGCTCAGGCCAAGGCTAAGGAAGTGGCCGACATGATCGCCCTTGGTCAACGCACCAAGAACATTGAAATGGCTCAAGAGTTTATTGCAAACTCCCGTAGCCTCGACGAGCTGCGCTCTGCCCTTCTGGAGAAGATGGGTGTTCAAGAGAAGCCTGTGAATCCTAAGGACGCCGAAATCGGCATGTCTGACAAGGAGCGCCGCAACTTCTCCTTCATCCGCGCTATCAACGCTCTGGCTCATCCCAACAGCCAGGAAGCTCAGCGTGCTGCTGGTTTCGAAATGGAAGTCAGCCGTGCTGCTCAAGAAAAGAGCGGTAAGGAAGCTCGTGGCATCCTGATCCCTGCCGATGTGCTGGGCTATGGCCGTCGCGACCTGACCGTTGGTTCGGCTTCGGGTGGTGGTGATCTGGTTGCCACTGATCTGATGAGCGACAGCTTCATCGACCTGCTGCGCAAAGCTCTGGTGCTGCAAAGCGCTGGTGCGACCATCATGACCGGTCTGCAAGGCATGGTTGCTCTGCCCCGTCAATCGGGTGGCGCCACTGTGTATCACGTTGCTGAGTCGGGTTCGATCAACGAATCCCAGCTCACCGTTGATCAGGTGACGATGCAGCCCCGCACCATTGGTGCTCTGACTGATTACAGCCGCCGTCTGCTCCTGCAGTCCAGCATTGACATCGAGAACCTCGTTCGTCGCGACCTGGCTCAGCAGATTGCTATCGAGGTTGAGAATCAGGCCATCAACGGCACCGGCACCGGTTCCTACCCGCTGGGCTTCCTCAACGTGACCGGCATCAACACCGAGTCCGGTTACACCACGTTCGCTGATTATGTGAACGCTGAGGCCGCTCTGAGCACCGACAACGCCCTGCTGGGCACCCTCGGTTACATGATGAATTCCTCCCTGCGTGGAACTCTGAAGACCACCGAGAAGTCGGCAACCGGCACCAACGCCAACTTCATCTACGAAGCCAACAACACCATCAACGGTTACTCGGCTTACGTGTCGAACTCCATGCCGAACAACACTGCGGTGTTCGCTAACTTCAGCGACATCATGATCGGCTTCTGGAGTGGTCTGGACATCATGGTTGATCCTTACACCGGCTCTGCTTCTGGCACGGTCCGTGTGGTGGCCATGCAGGACTACGACGTGGCTATCCGCCATCCTGAGTCGATCTGCAAGCTGTCCTGATGATTGTGGAGCGGGTAATGCGCATTCAGATGTTGCGGAACACCATCGTTGATCTCAAAGAAGTGAAGGCTGGTGATTTCGTTGAAACTGATCACAAATCAGCTTTGCTGTTGATCGGCATCCAGAAGGCCATTCCCGCTCCCATCGTCGAGGAAGTTATTGCGGCTGACGAGCAGCCAATCTCTGTTCCAAGCAAACCCACTCCCAAACGGAGAAAGACCAATGATCCACAATCTCGGGTCGAAGACCTACATCGCGAGCCTGCTGGCCGCTGATTCCCGCACTGCTACCGCCACCGGCACTGGTTTTGACCTGCAAGGGTCGAACGATGCTGAAGGCGAAGCGATCGTGATCCTGGATTGCGAAGCTGGTAGCGGCACCACTCCTACCCTGAACGTCAAGCTTCAGGATTCGGCTGACAACTCGGCATGGGCTGACATCACCGGCAAGACCTTCACCGAAGTCACCAGTTCTGCTGCTGCATTCGAGAAGATCAGCATCAACTGCAACGACGTGCGCCGTTATGTGCGTGCTGTCGGTACTCAAGCTGGCACCAACCCTGTGTTCGTGTACGGCGTCTCGCTGGTCTACAGCAAGAAGTACGGCAACTGATCCAGATGGCTTTCCAGGATACGCTGGCATTTTTGAACGTTCATGAGTTCGGGGTTTCCTGCACTCTTGGCGCTTCAACTTTTGTCGGCATCCTGGATTCGCCTGTGGAGGTGCTTGCGGGTGGCATGGCTTTGAGTCGGGAGTACTCGTTATTGGCGAAGACTTCTGACGTCAGCACTGCCGCCCGTGGCACTGCCATTACTGTTGATTCGGTCTCCTATACCGTCAGAGAGAATCGAGCACTTGATGACGGTTTGTTTTCGGAACTACTATTGAGCAAGGTTTGACTTTGAGGCTATGAGCAGCATTTTCAAGGTCAACACCAGAGCTAATTGGGCAAACCTCAATCCCGTGTTGCTTCCGGGTGAGACTGCCGTTGAGACACAAACCAATAACGTCAAAGTTGGAGACGGCGTTTCCGTTTGGAGCAAACTGCCGTATTTCTCCTCGCCAGGGTATTGGGGTTCGTTTTGGGACGAAACGTCGCAGACAGCAACGGCTAACACACCAACTGCGATTTACCTGCGTCAACGTGATACGGGCAGTCGAGGTGTTCGCGTTGTTTCTGGCACTCGCATCACGTTTGATTATGCTGGTGTTTACAGCATTACGTTCTCAATCCAATTCAGTAATACGGACAGCAGCATTCACGATATCAACGTTTGGTTGCGCAAGAATAACGAAGGCAGCGCTGGTAACGTGCCGGCTAGCGACAGCCGATTCAGCATCATCGCAAGGCATGGCAACGTTGACGGCAACGTGATCGGCTGCGTCAATTTTGTGTTGCCAATTGTTGCCGGTGATTACTTGGAGTTGATTTGGGCAACAACAAACGTTGCTGCCTACATTCACGCTGAGGCAGCAGCCACAAGTCCTTTTGCTCATCCGAGCATTCCCGGCGTTGTCTGCACTGTCGTTCAAGTTGCTTCTGCCTGACCATGGCTGACACCCGCCGCGAATTGATCCTGGCTCGCATCAAGAGCAATCTGGACACGATCACAGGTGCAACGGTCTACAGGAGCCGTGTGGAGCCTCTGGCGCGTGGTGAGTGCCCTGCTGTCATCGTCGAGCCTGTCAACGATCAACCCAGCGAAGAGTTCTATAACAAGCTTCAGTGGACACTGCGTGTGCGGGTGACGGTGCTGGTGCGGGCCAATGTACCTGATGACGATTCAGACACTTACACGCAGCAAGTGCACACAAAGATCATGTCTGATCCAACTTGCAACGGGTATGCGCTTGACATCAATCCTGATCGTGTTGACTTCAGCCTTTACGAAGCTGATATTCCGCTTGGGGTGATTAGTATGGATTACATGGTCATGTACCGTTCCGGACGCACTGACCTGACCACAACAGGCTGATCTCATGGCTAAGGCAAAAACACCAAAGCCTGTACCCAATCCTGGCGTCGGGGGCACTTACCTCTTTGACGTTGAGACAGGTGAGCTTAAACTGTTGTCAGAAACTGATCCTTCTGGAGACGTAACCAATGGCCGGGAAGATTTACCGGAAACGGACGGTTCTCGTTAAAACCGAGGCCACATACGGCACTGACTCAACCCCGGCTGGCAGCGATGCCGTTCAGGTGCGCAACCTGGAGATTACGCCTGTTGAAGCTGACGTGCTGTCACGGGACCTGATTCGTCCTTACCTTGG